GTTAATTTATCTTTAAATAAGTCTTTAAAAACCGTAATATCACCATTTTCAATTATACTTGGATAAAACTCTAAAAATCCTTCAAAACTTGACGCATCTACATCAATCTTCACAGATTTTATTTCATCCATATTTAATTTTGAAATAGGTAAAATACTTGGTCTTAAAGCTTTCTTACTCATATTTAAATTAACTATCATATTACATAATAAATTCTCAGGGCTTACTAATTGCCATAATTCCATAGGTATCGCATTAGTATAAATAATTCCTTCACTAGTTATTATATGATAAATCTTATTACAATCTTTTCTTTCACTTATAATTAACCAATCTTCTTTATCATTTACTGTCAAATGATTATAAACTAAATCAAAATTTCCAGTAAATTGTATCTTATTAGAAAATAATACGTTGATATTACTAAAGAAGCTATCAACACTTTCAATAGCCATATTATCCGATATAGAGTTAATATCAAGATTTAAAGTTCCTTCAAAAATATGTATTTTATCATTTACGATTTCTGCATCAAAATCTACATCTAATATATGTCCATACATATTCATTAAACTATAAATAAAAGTTCCTAATGCAGATATCATGCCTGTATTATTTACAATCTGTGCTTTCTTTAATAAACCTAATATTTTATTAGGGACTTGAACTTTAGTTAAATCCTTATTATAAATAATTGTTAAAGATGATAAGTTAATACCATATCTACTTAATAAATTAAATATTTCAATATATGCTGCATTTTTTGGGGTATTAACATAGGTCCACATTTCACCTTTATCATCTATAAATCTAAAGATTTTTAAATTCTTTTCTTTAGCTTTTAAAGATGTAATTGTTGGATTTAATATTGCTTTATTAAATCCTAAATAACCTGCGATATTTAATTCTCCAATCTCAGGTAATTCTTCTTTGTTAATTACTACTAACATAACTAATCTCCTTTATAATCCTTTAGTATAGTTTCTCTAACTACAATTTTATAATGCACAGCTTCTGATTTATCTATACACATAATTTTTAATACATTCATCCATGCTTTAACCAGTTCTACATTAGATGTATGAAATGCACTATCCATATCACAACTATATGTACTACGTTTATCTATTTCATAAACATATGCGTCTTTTTTATCTGTGTCTTTAATATAATACTCAGATAACGCTATTTCTTTTTCTTCCATAGTTTATTTCCTCCTATTTCATTAAACTATCTGCAAAAACTACAAAATCACTTGTATATAAAACTCTCTTCTTAAAGAGTTCATTTGAAAGTGCTTTTAAAATTGTTAAATTTTTATCTTCTTTAAAATCTTTAATTACTTGATTATAAATAACATCAATTTCATCTACGACTATTTGGTCAAGTTCTTCAACCTCATATCTCTTAAAATGATATGTATCATAATAATGTTTCATTATAGATTTAGCCTCACGCAAGTCGGCACTAGCACCGTTAGTGATATAACCACAAAGCACTTGCTCAGCTGCTCTACCTGCTAACGCAACTTTAATTTTAGCTATAAATTTATCTTCAGGTATAATACCTGTTAAAGATTTAGCCATTTGTGTAAAGCCACCAGCATCTCCATAACTATAATTAGTTACTTTAACTGGATAAGTTTTATTATATAAAATCTCTGCTAATACGTGACCGCATTCATGTGCTGTCACTAATATTAGTTCTTTCTTATCCTTATCTGGATGACGAATATTCTTAGTTATTGTTTTATTAATAGCTTCATTAATATTATCTAAAGTTATTTCTTTTGCTTTAGTTCTAATAGTTAATATACCAGTTTCATTAGCTACTTCTTTAATATCTGCTGGTGTCATTGACTTTGTTAATGGGACAATATCATCTATTGTAGTATCTGCTTCAAATGCAAATTTAATCTTACCAAAATAATGACTTATTAAATTCTTTCTTTCTTCATCATTTGGATACTCAATAGTTATCTGTCTTCCAAATCTACCTGAACGCATTAAAGCGTCATCAAGTCTTTCTGGATAATTAGTTGCTGATAATACCATAATATCATTATCTTCTGTAAAACCACTCATTTCTGCTAAGAGTTGATTAAGAGTTCTATCTTCTTCTCCACCTGCTCCGCCTCCATGGGTATCTCTACTACCAAAGCTATCTAATTCATCAATGAATACGATAACACCTTTCTTAGTCTTCTCAACTAATGCTTTAGCTCCTTTAAATACATTACGGATATTCTCAGCTCCTGATCCTATATACATACCTTGCAAGGCACTGGCTGTGCATACCATAAAATAGCAATCAACACTTCCAGCAATACATCTTGCTGCGAAGGTCTTACCAGTGCCTGGTGGTCCTTTGAACAAGATACCTTTTGGTATCTCGACATTGGCTGTTTGATAAACTTTTCTATTCTTAAAAAAGTCTACTATTTCGCTAAGTTCTTCCTTTAATAAAGATGAACATACATAATCTACTAATGTTTCTTTTGGTCTAACAACTTCGGCTTTAGTCTTTTTAGATATAGCTTCAATAAGTTCTTTATCATCTTTAGCACCACTAAAATCTGCTTTAGATGACATGCCTAAACTATCTTTCATATCATCTACGACTTTATGAAATGATTTACCGAATAATCCTAAACGTAACATTAAATCACTTATACCATTTAATAAACACATAGTTAATTCAGTGATTTCATCTGTTTGTTCTTTAGTAAGTGGATTTACTTTAGAGGACATTCCTAATAACTTACTACTAGTACTTTCTATTCTATATTGATAATATTCTTTAGACATATCTGCTGCATCTACAATTCTAACTAAAATTGTATTTAATTTAGACTTAAATAATGTTTCAATAGTTTCTAATATACATTCTGCAGAATTTTCAATAGCTTCACTATCGTCTTTATCTGCCCATTCTATTTCGCAATAATAAGCATCTTTAATATCCTTAGTTTCACTATAAGGACTAATAGACTTAACAAAGTTAGTGTCTGTTGCACTAGTATCTTCGTTAATATAAACTACTTTATATTTACTCATTTTAATTTTCCTCCTTTGTTAATTATTACTATCGTAATAAGAATACAAATAATAGCAAAAATACATGCTATAAAAGCTATAGTTACATTATTCATATTTCCTCCTTATTAGACAAAAGGCGTCTAATAGCAAAAACAAAAAGAAAGCCCTTTATTTCAAGGGCTTCTTAAATTACACAATTCTAATTTCTAATGTATCTGTATAATCATCATAATGTTCTATAATAGCAGGACATAATAAATATTGTTTATCTACATCATATTTACTTTCATACTCTGCTATCTTATTCATCATAGGATTATAGAGTTCAATTTTAGTATGCGAATTCGCATCTTCTAATAATCGTTTTAGGGATACTGGTTTATCCATACTTACTTGGTCTCCTCTTTTAGAACATTTAAGATATCTATTGCATTTTCTACTAATAAACCGCCACCTTCTTTAATAAGTTCATTATTAATACTTTTAGCTGAAATATCTGTTGGTAATACCATAACTTTCTTACCTTGTACTAAAGTTAAATATATGCCATGTGTAGAACTATCTGTTTTATTAGTTTCTGGGACTAATAAACTTATACCTAAACCTGCTACTAATCTAATAGCCATTTTTGAATGTTCTATACTGGCTTCTATTTTATTAGGATATTCACTAAGAATTAAACCACCATTCTTTAAAACTGCATCATAAATATCTTTACTAGCTTTAGGATAGATATTATCTATACCTGATTTCATAATTAAAATTACTTTACCATGTAATTTTAAAACTGTATTTATAGCAATACTATTTATGCTTGATGGATTTCCTAATGTTGTTACAAGTATTGGTAACTTCTTAGTTTTTAAAATATATAATTCATTTAAAACACTAGATGTTGCTTTTACACCATATTCACTTGGTGCTTTATTACCTAATAAACCTAACATATTGGTATCTTTTAATAAATCTATATTACCTTTATAAAATAATGCTAAAGGTGGTTGATATATTCTTTTTAAACTATCTGGATAAAGTTCATCTAAAATTGTTATACATTTTATAGAACTTTTAGAAATTTTCTCAAGTTCTTCTGTCTCAATTTTTTCTTTATCTTTAATAGCTTTAAGCATAGGTGCAAATTCACCATTATGCCTCATAGCTATTGCTAATACTAAATCTCTTCCTGTCATAGTTATTTCAACTCCTTTACACCTAAAATATAATAATCTTTATTAAGCACTGTTCCATCACCTTGCTTAACATGCGTAATCCTAAATGGATTTTTATAAAATTCAATATGAATAGGTTTATGTTCTCCTATAATTTCTATTTTTAATAAATCTCCTTCTTTAAGATTAAATAATGTGCTTTTATTTACTAACAAAAACTTTTGTTTAGTTTTAATAAAAGCTTTCATATAAATTTGGTCTAATTTAATAGTATGTAACTGCATAACTATTTAGCCTCTTTTAATTTAAGCTTCTTAGACTTCTTATGTTTTCTATTAGCTATTTTAGTTTTAACTTTCTTAGAAATATCATAAGTGCTGTCTGCAACATACGCTGCTCCTAATACTGCAGCGGTAATAACTGTTGCTGTTAAGGCAACCATACATCTTTCAATTGGTGACATAATTTTCTCCTTTTAATTTAATTCTTGAAGTATCTATATTAAAAATACAAAATCTACTATTGGCTTCTCTAGCAAGTTTCCATCTAATATTATTTATTGCTTTTGCTTTAGATATTGCTGTCGTTCCTATACTAACAAACTTAATAAAATTATTAAATTTATAGACAGGTCCTTCATAAATATATGCTTGTTCTAACATAAATATCTCCTTTTGATTTCAATAGAATAAGAGAAAGGATTTCTCCTTTCTCTTTCTATTAAGTCTTAGAATTTTAAATTCTTTAAGACTTCTTCGACTTTACTTAAACCTTTTCTTTCAATTGGTTTCGCAAATAAATCGTCCATTTTAACTTCGTTATCTCTATTGAGATATACTAAAGTTCCTTTATCATTAGTTCTTAATGATAATTTAACCATTTCGCCAGTTTCTTTTGCTTTTAATAATTTTTCATAGCCTGTTTGACCGAAAAATCTTAATTGATTACTAGCCATTGTTTGGACGGTTACTCCGTTTCTATCTGTGATTTCAAAAATTACTCTCACAAATACTTCTTGGGGATTTAATCCCTTCTCGGCTGCGATATCGGCAATTCTGCCTTTACCTGTTACACCGATAATTTTTGCTTCTACATCTGTATAATCATCATGTAAAAGACTTTTGTTTACTTCTTTAGCCATAATTAACTTTTCCTCCTATAATTATTTAACTAAAATGTGAATTTTTACTTAATCTTTCTATTTATAAATTAAAAGAAAAAAAACTGAAAAACTCACAAAAAGAGTTGAAGTTTTTTCACTCAACTTCACAAGCTTCACATAATTCACTACTTTCTATTTCGTCTCCTTCTTGATCTTCCATGTCTTCATAGAAACTAATTACTTCTATCACTTCTTGTTGGATATATTTAATATCCTTTTCGTCAAAATTAAGTTTCTTTAAATATTCGGTATCTAAAATATCTAAATCATGTAAAATGCTCTTATATGTATCTATAAAATCATTATATGAGTTAATATCCTCACCGAATATTTTTCTATCATTATTTCCATGTTTAATAAATTCTTGCGTCTCTTTATCTAATAGCATATTTAATATGCGTTCATTAAACGCTTTTAAACTAATTCCTAGTGATTTATTATCATAACCTTGATAATAAGCACTTATATAATTATTTAACATTAAAGGTAAACCTTTAGCTTCTAAAAGTATAAATATTTGCTTTTTAGTTAATATTTCAATAATTTTTAAACTTTCGGCAATTATTTCCATATCTAAATCACTTTCAATTAAACCACTATTATAACGATTTACATGTGTATCACTATGTAATAATTGCTTTTGTGCAATTTCATCTTTAACATGTTCTTTATCGTAATCGTCTTGGATAAATAAATTGTTAAATTCATATCTCCATTTATCGTCTTTATAATTAGATAATGAAATTCCTTTTATTTCTAAATAAACTTTTAAATATTTAGATAATTTATCTAAAATATTTATTCTCTTTTCCGCAAGTTTGATATAAACTTGCTCTTCTTTAGTAAATTTTGAAATATTGAAATTTTCGTTAATATATTCTTTATAAGTATTTAGATATGGGATACATAATCTATAACAACTATTTCCTGTATAATTAGTAAATAAACTTTCTAACTCTTTTAAAGTTATAAATTTATTGTCTTTGAAATTTGTATTAGTTGTTATCCATAATATAAATGACCTATCTAAGCCACTTGCTTTGATAAGTCCTTTTTTAGTCATTTCATAAGGGATTTTTAATTCCTCATATTTAGGTTTTTTATTAAGAAACTCTTTAAACTCATTTACTGTGAAATTATTCATTTTTTATCTCCTTTTAATTTCTAGTATTTAACCTTAATTGTTAAATAGCATAAAGCACTTAACAATAAGGTTAATTTGTAAAACTCTGTTTTACACATTAAAAATAAGATTAGACAATTTTTGTAAAAATTGGTATTATCTAGTCTGTTATTTCTCTCTATATATGAAATATATAAGATATTCATTATTAACTCTCTACAAAAAGAAAGAAAGGGTTTTTAAGCCCTTTCCTTATTTAAGCTATTTGCTTTTCTTTTTAGCTTTAGCTTTCTTTTTGGCTTTAGTCTTTTTAGACTTAGGTAATTTAGAGTTAATAATGTTATTAACTTTTCTACTATGCTTACCTATTTGGTATCCAGTGACGCCTATTGCGGCACTTAAGGATACGCCTAAAACGATTTTTAACCATGTAGGCATATTACTTTCCCTCCTTTTTATTCTCTTTAGCAATTTGTTGTCTGTAAAGTTTTAGCTCTAACATACGGTGATAATACCAGTTTAAAGCTTTTTCTGAAGTGTTAAAAGACACTTCAACAACAAATACGGATTTACCTTCTTTGTTGATTTTAGGTGTAGGTTTATTTATAAACATATCTAATTCCTCCTTATAAATTTAACTACACTGTTTAAGTTAAATTTTAAGGGGGATTACGATTTATGCTAATAAGCATAAACACATAAAAACAATAAAGGGGGTATTTCTTTATATATTTCTTTAGGGGATTTTAATACTTTAAGTAAATTATACAAATTGCGTATAAAACGGTATTTATTAGTCATGTAAGTATGGATACAAATAGGTAATATAATAAATTCATATATGATTACTTCATATATACGGGTAAATTTATACAAGAGTATAAATAAATATTATATTTTTATATGAAAACCTATACCATAGGTTTTAAAAATATAAAGTAAATACGCAATATATAGATATATTGGTATTGACATCATATCGCACGATTAGACGTATAACGTCTAACACGCATACACGCACACGTATTATACGCATACACGAAGCACCATCCCGCATAGTTCTATGATCTGGTGCTTTAATAATACTTGGGGGTTAGGTTTGAATAACATCAACAATTTAGACACTTACTGTGAAACAGTAAAAAATAAAAACCTAACCTAAAAATCTGGAGAAAAGAAAAAGGAATATGTAATATTCCCAAAAAGAAAAGATATTTTTACTTGACATGCGATACGATATAGGGCAAAATAGAATTACAACTTTTCATATAAGGAGGCTCAGAATATGAAAAAGAAAGATATTATACACAGAATTAGTGCGACTATCACTAATAAGGACGATTCTAAGGTTAGAATTGAATACTCAGGTGAAACAATGCCTGACGTGCAAGAGTTCACATCTATGATTATGGGACTCTTAGATAGTTATATCGCAGGACTTTTAGTGAAGAATAAGCGTGAAGATGTCTATGACCACTTTAATAGAATCTTTGGAATTTGTTTAACACGCATTCTTCCACCTAGTGAAATCTACAATAGAGATTCTAAACACAAAGAATTCAAAGAAGTTGTAGATAAGACTTTAGGTCGTAAGGAAACTGCTCAAGATGAGCATGATACGACTGATAATAGAATGGCAGCATATATCTTAGCGGCTGATATTCTTAGAAACGAGTGCGGGATGACCGAAGATAGTATCAATGCGATTATGTCTAAACGTCTAAATCTCATTAAACCTGTTTCTAATGAAGAAATAAATAAAGCTTCTGATAAGTTCAAGAAAGCTTTGGAGAAGAAAAATGACAGCAAAGCTAATAATACAGACAATAACTCTACCAAGAAAGACGTATAAGTTAATCTTTAAGTCTAAACATGATAGAGATATGGTTGCTCATTTCTTAGAAGATACATCAAATTATAAAATTGTTAGCTACGAGAGTTAAATTATGGGAAGAAAAAAGATACAAGGAACTCTGGAAGACAATCTAAAAGCACTGGACGAAGTTCTAAACAATGACAATCCAGGAGGGGTTAGCTCCTTTGACCCTCAGGAATTTCGTTCCAGTGCTTTTGGACAAAATTTGACTAACATATATTTAGCCGAAGTTGGGCAAACTTGCCCTCATTGTCATTATGCGAAGCTTGAAGAAGACATGTCTTTTAAAGGAACGCCATGTGAGTTCTTTGTATATTGCCCAAACTGCAACGCTCATATATGCACATATAAACCGATGCCACACCAATTGGCATTCCATAAAGACGAACATATGAAAAAGTTATATGCAGGAGGTTATGGATCTGCTAAAACTTATACTTGCGGTATGGAATTCTTATTAACTATACTCCAGATTCCTGGTTCACAAGCTCTTTGTGGAGCAGCCACATGGTCACAAGTTGATGCGACATGTTTAAAGTTTATTACTGAAAACCTTCCATTAGCTTTGGTTGCTAGAAGTAGCCAGGATAAAGTAAACTGGAATATTCAATTAACTAACGGAAGTGTTGTCTTAGCCCGTGCATTAGACCAAGAAGGTAAGATTCGTTCTATGAACTTATCACTTATCTGGATAGAAGAAGCAAGTGAAGTTGATTTTAATATTATTGCTCATATACAATCACGTCTTAGACATAAAGTTGGATACTTTAAAGGCAAGAATAGACTTAAAATGCTTTTATCTTCTAACCCTGACGTAGGATGGTTAAGCCAAGAATGGCTAATGTGCAGTGACGAAATCCATTACCATGGTGATGTTAAAGATAGATATAACGTTTTACCATCTAAAAAAGACCCAGCCATCTCAACTCATATTGCAGCAACTAGTGCAAATGTATACTTACCACCAGATTACATACCTAATTTAATGCGTAATAAAGAAGAATGGTGGATAAATAGATACCTAAAAGGAAGTTTTAAATATACTGAAGGATTAGTTTATCCAAATTTTGTTTCTTGGTTCTGTGAACCTTTCCCAATTCCAAGTCACTGGAAAAGAATTACTGGAACAGACTTTGGACGTAGAGACCCAACTGCACATGTCGTTGGTGCTTTAGACCCAGATAAAAAGATTATTTACGTCTATCACGAATTCGAGAAAACGTTAGAAGATACAACTTTGGCAGAAATTGTCCAAGGTATTAAGAAATGCGATGATTTTCCAAATTATATGTTGGCATTTCCGCATCAATGCGACCCTCGTGGTAGAAATAAAGACCAAGTTAGTGGACAAAGCTGGATTGACACTTATAGAGCATTTGGAATGATACTTCAACCTGCTAGAGATTGCGAACACAATTCTCTTGCTCCAACTATTCATAAACTTTACGAATACGCATCGCATGGTCGACTCAAGATATTTAAAACTTGCACAAAAATTTATAATTCTCTCTCACGATATAAATATAAAGAACACACGTTAGACGATAAATCTAACGGAGGTGAAAAACCAATTGATAAGTATAACCACTTACCAGATGCTCTTCGTTATATGATTGCTCCATTTCCAGCATTTCCAACTAATCCAGACGACTTTAATGAAGTCTGGCGTGAAGTATTTATTAAGACTAAACAAATTTCTGAACATTATAACTATCTTTCAACTGACGATGAGTTAAAAGAAGACGAAATAATTGACATGACAGACAACTTCGGTTAAAATAAACACGAAAATCACGGAGGTATTTATATGGATCTCAAAAATTTATTACCTTTACTCTTCAGGACAATGAAAGATAAAGGATACGATACAGACTTATTTAAAGCACAAATGATGCAAACTGGAGGCAATCAAGCTTCTTTAGAAAATTTATTTAAAGATTATACTGCAGGATTATCTGATTTTAAACCAGATAACTTTCCTTCTCAAAAACAAGGTGGCATTCCTTTAAATGGCATGGAGAATTCTCCACAAGATTTATCAAACGTATTTAATTACTTATCAAAAGAAGCTGTCGACTTAGGTGAGGCTCCTTTCTCCGATGGAAAAGATTATATTTATAATGACGTAATGTATAATACTCCTGCTACAGCATCTGCTGCAGCACTTGTAGACAATAATCCTAATATCGGACTTGAACAATTAGCTGATGAAAAATTAGGTAATGATATTACTAATCGTATAGGTAATAATGAATATTCTGTAAATGATATTGCAAATATGGATGATTCCGATTTAGATTTAGATACTTTAGAATTACTTAAAAAAGCAGGATTAAGATAGTTATGGAACAAGAACAATTTGATAAAATTTGTAGAAAGCTAGATAAAATACAGCATATGCTTACAGTTACTATGAAAGCATTGCATCTTTTACCTGTTACTGAAGAAGAAGAAAAGAAGATTCAAATTGCTCAACGTAGAAATTTGGCACAAACTGCCAAAGTTAATAATGATTTAAATGCTATACAAAATAAATCAAATGAAAATCAAGATGGTGGACTTACTGTTAAATCAATCGGGGACATGTTTGGTGATAATATTTACGAAGGATTACTCGGTGATGATATTATGGGAACACCTAAAACAAATTAAGGAGGTAGACTATGGACGCAAATGAATTACAAGCTTTACAAGAAACTAATGCTAGTCTTACTAACCAAGACATTTTAGACAAATATGGAATTACTGAATATAATGCGGATGACTTAATTAAAGATTTCCAAGACGCTTACTCGTATAAGACTGAACAAGCACGTGTCTTTAAAATCTTAGATGCTGCTGACCATTCCGATATCTGGAAAATATATAACAGAAAGATTCCACATTTTGTGCAAACACCGACACATAACCCAATTGATATAATTAAAGAAGCAACTAAAGCTTCTATTATGCCAACCAGTTTCCAAGGTGAATTTAGACCTTTCACTTTAGAAGCACGTGAACTTGCTTACACATGTGGCAAGTATTTTGCTATGAAGTGGGGCAATACTGGTATGGACGAAGTGAATAATGAATGTGCAGATTATGCCTTCCTTCACGGCACAAGTGGTGTTTTATTTGGCTGGAACGATTCAATTGTAGATTATGCAGACGTTGCAAACTACTTTAATCCAGCTAAACGTAGTCAAATCCAAGCTAAGGCATGGCATCCTAGTAACGTATTTCCTGATCCTACAGCAATATGCGTAGAAGAAATGCGTTATTTAGCGTTCGCTGAAAGAAAGTCGAAAGCTTTCCTAAAAACTATTGCTAGATTTAGACCAGTAATGGATGTAATTGATAATGCAAATGATTCTGTTGGACAAGTTAATAATAACTTTGTTTTAGATAAATCAAAGATGTATAACTTAAACACAGTCACATTTATTACTATGTATCGTAGAGTCGATAGAGAAGTAGTAGACCCACTCACAGGTCAAAAAATTAAAACCCCAAAAGTTGATATTATTTACATGGCGGGTAGAACAATATTAGATATTTCTAAAGATATTGAACCTAATATTATTCCATTTGTCCCCCTCTATGATGAACAAATACCAAATAACTTTTGGGGCATATCTAAATGTTATAAAGTGTTATCTTTGGTTTTAACACTCAATCAATTAGATAGTATTGAAGCAACATCTTATTTTAAAAATCAAAATCCTGCTGAATTCGTAAATGCTTTAGCAGGACTTAATGTTGCTGATTATCAAAATAAACGTAATAATCCAGATGCGGCATTTACCGTAAACTGCGATCCTAAAGTTGTTCAAGCATTTGCTCAAAGACCAGATTTACCAAAAACAATTGATGCGTTTAGAGCATACTTAATTGAACAAATTGCTAATATCTCTGGGGTTGACGCTGCTTACTTAGGTAGAAACTATGGAAGTATCCAAACTACTGGTGGAGTTCAACAAGCAGTTGATAGAGCAACTATGAGAGACTCTAACAGAATTAAATATATTGATAAATTTATACGTAAAGAAATTGAAGTTATGGTTCAATTCTATATTGCTCAAGGTTCAAAAGAACAATTCTATGCTGCTCCAGATAAAAACTCTCACGACCAAGCTGGAGAAATGCTTGAGTTCGATCCAATGCAACTTATTGCTAGAGAAGATATTGAAATCGTTGTTAGTAACGTTGCTCCAAAATCAAATCAATCTTATGAAGACGCAGCAATGAAACTTATGGAACTTCAAATGAAATATGACCCAGCTAGTAAAGGATATCCAGATTTCATTACTCCAGAAGAATTACTTGGATGGATGAATTTTCCAAAACAACAAAAAGCAATATTACTTGAAAGAATGAGAACTCAACAGGAAAATATGAAGCTCGAAGAGTATACTGCAGTCATTACTGCCTTCGGACAATTAGTCGATGGTGGAATGGATCCACAACAAGCTCTACTCATGGTGGCACAACAAGTAGAGGCTTCTAAATTAGGACAACTTCCTGCAACACCTATGAATCCTGCAGGAAACGTCAATGGAGATATGCCACAATAAAAAATTATTTGACACATTTTGTCTAATGTGTTTAAATATAAAAGAAATAGGAGGTTCTACATATGAACGAAAATGAAAATTTCTCAGGCATTCCTAGTCTAGGGGATGCGGCAGGTCTTGAAAACTTCATCCAAAATGAAAATCTCAAGGCTATGGGAGGAGTAGCAAACCCTGCTCCAGCTGCCAATCCAAATCCTAACCCAGCTCAACCAGCTCAACCAGCTGTTCCTGGCACGGATGCGAACCCTGCAACACCAAATCCTGCGGATATTCCTAACGCTGATGCACAACCAAGTGTTACGATTACTAGAGCAGAATATGATGCAATGCAAAAACAAATAGCTGCGATTAATCAGCAACTTAATGCTAATAGACAACAACCAGCAGCTCAAGCACCTCAAGTTAATATTGGTGCAGGTTATGACGCTAGAGTTAAGAGCTTTATTACCGAAGCACTTAATCGAGGTTATTCTTTAGAGCAGATTCAAAAAGTCTTAGCTCAACGCAATGATCCCGCAGTGAATCAAATGAACGCCCGTATGGCGGCAATTGAAAAACAATTGCAAGAGCAACAATACCAAGATTATGAAGCTAGATTCATTGGAAAAATGACGTCTTTCGGTAATAAATGGGGTCTCTCAGAAAATGACTTAGTCACTTTCGGTCAAGAGGCACTCAAACAAGGCATTAATGTTGCCAATGACAACGTAAACTTAGAAGCTGTGTTTAGAGCAATCTATCCAGAGCAATATGCGATACGTAGTCAAAGAATGGCAAATGCATCGAAATCTCAGATCTTCGGAGGTGCAGGAATTCCTGACAACCCACAAGCTACTAACAGCAAACTTGCTGATGCCTATGTGGAAGCGTTCATCAAATCCCATTACCCTCAAAGATAATGTTAATTACAGGAGGTAATATTTATGGAAGATTTAACACTAATTAACAACACATCGGTTTACCGTAACCCAGCTCCACAATCACCTTTACAAGGTCCTGGTGTCATGCAACCTGCTATTGTTTATAGCAAGATTATGCTTCGCACTATCGAACTTGAAGCAAGTGATTACGAATTCGACAAACTCGCAATCGAAAGATTAATGGAATCAAATAACGGTGCTAACGAAATTATGTTCAAACGTTTCTTAGCTCTTGCTGCACATACCCAACCATTAGTTGAAGGTATACCACCAGCATC